GCGCGTGGCTTCGTACTGAGAACGTGTGGGTAAAGGACACAGTCACAGGGATAACCTGCAATGCAGCCATCATCGAGGTGCGTGGTGGCATTGTGGACAACTGTACTACCGGGCTGCGGTCGCTATTCCTCTCGTATCACAGCATCGGACAACAGAACGCAAACGATCTGCTTCAAGGGCCGATTGTCAAGAACTGCGATGTAGGGTTCGCTGCGCAGGAGGGTTCTACCGGACACTCTGATTGGGTGACGTACCTCGACAACGACTTCGCCATAACGGCGCAGATCAACGCCCGAGTGCACGCAATCGGCTCAGACTTCCAGCGAAACCTCGTGTGCCTGCATGCGCGCAACGGGAACATACTTGCCAATCGCACTGGGTTTGGCCCGTGCACCTTTCACCTTGGCACTGCAGATGCTAACGAGGCTATCTTCCGTGGACAGATTTACGGCATCGACATGGAGGCATACTCTAACGCGAACACTTCGCGCATAGAGCTTCGCGACATCGATGCTGTTACCACGAGCAGCACGTCCGAGGTTACCCTCAAGACGTACAACCTCGCAGCAGGCGTGTATCTGGCTGTCGCTTACTCCAACTACCTGGGCAAGAGGATGAAGATCCGATTGAGGGGTAGTCTGTCCGGAACGCTCGGAACCAAGACCATCCGCGCTAAGATAGGTGGTACGACTGTAATCGGCTTCGTCACTGCGGCTGCGGCTGGGCGGTGGCAGATCGAGGGAGAGGTTGTTATCACCGACCGTGCAGTGCAGCGGAATTTCGGCACGCTGTGGGTAAATGGGCAGACCCCACAACTCTTTGCGGGGTCGGGCACAATTGACCTCGGTACTGCCTCCGACCTGTCTTTGACGGTCACGGGCTTCGTTGCAAACGCGGCGGACGCCGTGGCAGTGGATTTCTTCGAGCTGGAAACAGACGGCTAACAAGGAGCGGCTATGGCCGAACATTTCAAGGATGCGGCCCTGGCTGCCCCGCCTGTCGGGGTTGGCACCCTCACCCTCGCCGGCATGCCGTTGAGTCAGTGGGTGCTGATCCTGACGGCAGTGTATACGATCTTCCTCATCATCGACAAGGCGCCCGCAGTGATGCGGGTGCTGCAGTCTCTCTGCAAGTGGGTGGCCCATCATGTCAAAAGCAAGTGAAGACGCACTCGGCGAGCTGCATGCAGCAGTAGCCAACGTGCTGACCGACACGCTGGAGAATGGCGCGGTCGTCATGGACAACGAGGGTGAGGCCCGGCGCATCACGCCGCCTGCCGCCTACATCGGGGCCGCAATCGCGTTCCTGAAGAACAACAACATCACGGCTGATCCCAGCTCGAACGAGGGACTCAAGAACCTCGAAGAGAGACTGAAGGCTCGCCGTAGCCGCCTCACGCCCGAGGCGCTGAAGCAAGCGGCCGCCGACTTCGCGGCTACCAACGGCGACTTCCTGCAGTAGCATGGAAGGCCCCGTAGCAGCACAGAAGCGCTGGGAAGAGCTGCATGCATTGCAAGCTCACTACCGGCACTTCGACGACTTCCTCCGGGACGCGATGGACGAAATTGGGTTCGGTGTTACCGAGCTTCAAGCGGACATCGCGGACTACATGGAGCACGGGCCTGACAACATCCTCATTGAGGCCCAGCGCTCCCAAGCCAAGACCACCATCGCAGCGTGTTTCTGCGTGTGGTCCCTCATCCACAAGCCCTCACTCCGAGTGCTCATCCTGTCCGCCGCTGGCGGGCAAGCGTCCGACATCAGCACGCTGATTGTGCGGCTCATCATGTTCATGGACGTGCTTGAGTGCATGCGCCCTGATCGCCAATCCGGCGACCGCGCGAGCACCGAGGCGTTCGACGTGCACCACAGCCTGAAGGGCGTGGACAAGTCGCCGTCAGTGAAGTGCCTGGGCATCACCGCCAACCTGCAGGGTAACCGCGCAGACTTGCTGCTGGCCGACGATATCGAGTCCGCCAAGAACGCGATGACCCCGGTGCAGCGGGCGCAGCTTGAGCACCTGACGAAGGACTTCACCAGCATCGTGCAGACCGGCCGGATCATCTGGCTCGGCACGCCGCAGACTGGTGACTCTATCTACAACGGGCTGCCAGCTCGGGGCGTGGCCGTTCGCATCTGGCCGGGTCGGTATCCGACCGTCGAGCAGATGGAGCATTACAGCGAGTACCTCGCGCCGATGCTGCGCCGCCGTATTGAGGCAGACCCTTCGCTGCAGACTGGCGGCGGGATCACCTTCGATCAGGGCAAGCCCACGGACCCACAACTGCTGGACGAGGTAGCGCTGCAGAAGAAGGAGCGCGACCAGGGTACGCCGTACTTCCAGCTTCAGCACATGCTGAACACGGTGCTGCTGGACAAGATGCGCTTCCCGCTGAAGCCTGAGCTACTCGTCACGATTCGCGGAGTCGGGGATATCTTCCCGCTCGAAGTCGTGCGCGGCATGGAGCTGCACCACAAGCTGCCGTTCAAGACAGTTGGCTTCACGTTCCATCTGACAGCTCCGCACGAAACCAGTCGGGACACCGGCAAGCTGCACAACATGACCGCGTACGTGGACCCCGCTGCTGGCGGGGCGAACGGGGACGAGACAGCATACGCCATCGGTGGCATGCTGAACTCTAACATCGTCCTCGTGGGCGCTGGGGGGATCCCTGGCGGCTATGACAAGGTCAAGTTGGAAGAGCTGGCCGCGAGGCTGGTGAAGTGGAAGATCACCCGCTGCATCATCGAGAAGAACATGGGCTATGGCGCGTTTGCCGTGGTCTTCTCCCCGATCCTGCAGAAGGCTGCCAAGGACGCCGGCATCCCGCCCATCAACGTGGACGAGGATCTCGTCACCGGGCAGAAAGAGGTCCGCATCATCAACACCCTCGCTCCTGTCATGGGCCGTGGGTCGCTTGTCATCAATCCCGACATTGTCGAGACGGATGAACAAGACTGCATGCGGTACGAGCCGAAGCTACGGCAGAGCTACAGCCTCTTCTTCCAGCTCGCGAAGATCAGCAGCGCACGCGGCGCACTGGTCCACGATGACCGCGTTGACGCCCTCGAAGGGCTGGTCCGTGCGTTCCAGGCTTCTCTGGCAATCGACCAGACCAAAGCGGTACAGCGCGCCACCGAGAAGGCCGCAAGAGACGCCATCAACTTGGCGCTTCGATCCATTGGGGCCAAGCCCCTCACCAAGGTGGGCACTTCCATGCTCCGCCATCGCCGTCGATAAAGGAATCAACAGACATGCGAGTTACTGACCTCCCCTTCCCCGGCAAGCTGACCCACGGCGTTCACCTCCGTCGCGAAGTGACGAAGGCCCTGCAATCCGTGGACCGCATCGCCAACAGCATGACCGGCGCAGGTGCCGGCCACGTCGCCTATGACCTCGGCAACTTCCTTGTGGAAGCCGGCCGACTCGCCTACTCGGTGAAGTCCAACAGCACCGGCCCGGTCGCCAAGCGGGTGTACGTCTACAACGCCGCGAAGTCCTACGTCGTCATCGAGTTCGACCGCCAACTGGATCCGCAGTTCATCCCTGCGGCCGCCGGCCTCACCTTCTCTGGCGCGCAGACCGTCTCGACGCAGTTCGTGGACGGCCGCAAGTGGATCATGAAGGTGTCGGGCAACGTCGCCACCGGCTTCACCGTGGCCTACGCCCAGCAAGCTGACGGCGTGCGCGACCTGAACGGCAACAAGGCGGCGACCTTCACGGCCGTCACCGGTAGCATCATCAGCTAATGCGCGAACTGCTTCGTACTGCAGTCGCCGCTGTGCGCCTGCGCTACGTGGTAGGCGCCCTCTCGCTGTCAACAGCAGGGGGTGCCGCTATCCTGATGAACGAGGGAAGCGTGGATCACGTCTACCTCGACCCCGTTGGGATTCCCACGGCTTGCGCCGGCAGCACAGAAGGGCTGACCAGGGCCGACGTTGGCACATACATGCCGCCCGAAGTCTGCGCCGCTCGCATCCGCAAGGACACCAGCACCGCAGAGCGGGCCGTCAAACGGTGCACCACTGCACCCGTGACGCAAGAGCAGTACGACGCCCTAGTCGATACCGCATTCAACATCGGGGCAGCGAACTTCTGCGGAAGCACGCTGATCCGCAAGCACAACGCCGGGGATTGCCCTGGCGCCACCAAGGAGTTCGGACGATGGGTGTACGCGAAGGGACAGAGGCTGCCGGGGCTGGAGAAGCGCCGTGCCCGTGCCGCTGCTGCGTACGCGACTGGCTGCTAGCTCTCTGGTTCGATGCCTTCAACGAGGCACTGTTCGACAATGAACTCCCGGTCGTGCCGCTGCGCTTCGCGCGCATCCTGTGGCAGGCCGAGGGCTTCTATCACCACCGAGACCGCCTGATCGAAGTGGCTGACGAGCTGGTGCAGGAGAACGACCAACAGGCGGCCCTACTTCATGAAATGGTGCACCTATGGCAATCCTGCAACGGGCATTCGATCAATCACGGCAAGTCCTTCAAGGACTGGCGAGCCCGAGTGCTCGCTGGCACTGGACTCTGCATCTAACGCTTGTCCTGGCGCTGTTCGGGTCGGTCATGGGCTGGCGGCACTCCGCCTTGTCGCGCGACCTTGAACACGCCAGGGCCGAGGCAGCAGGGAACCGCGCCACCGGCGCCGCCCTTGTCGTCAAGGAACGGCGAAAGGCAGTGACCGCGCAGGCCGCAGGCCGGGCCGTGGCGGGCCTTTCGACGGCCACCCTAGGCCACCCTACATGGGCCGATGAGCCCGTACCACAGGAGGTGCAAGATGCCCTTGACCAGCCGTAAATTCCTCGTCACGCTCCTGGCCCTGGCCGCCGCCGTCGTCCTGTCCTACCTGGGCAAGCTGGACGGCACGGCCGCCGGGCTGATCGGCGCGCTGGCGAGCGCGTACATGGCGGGCAATGTGACGCAGAAGGCGGTGACACCTTGATGCGCGCCGTTGCACTGCTACTCACTCTGCTACTTGCCGCGTGCGCCCAATTCCAACTCCCGCCTGCCGAGCTTCTGGCTGACTGCCAAGAGCCTGCCGCGCGGGTCACAACGAACGGCCTACTCGCCCGCTACGCCCTCGACTTGCGGACTGCTCTGCGGTCCTGCAACGACGACAAGGCCGCGCTCCGCGAGTGGGCGAAGGAGATCCAACGATGATGCGCCCCTACAAGATCGAGGCGGACAGCCCCGGCCAACGCTGGAAGAATCTGACCGCCCATGCAACCAACGTGCTCGCTGACCGGCCCCGTGCTCTCTACGTGAGTGGCGCGGGCAATGCTGTGCTCGCCGGTGATGACGGCCAGGACATCACGTTTGCCGTCACGGCCGGGCAATTCGTCGCGCTGTCCCCGGTGTACTTCCGCGCCACCAGCACGGCAACCCTCGTCGGGATCTACTGATGTTCGGCTTCGGCTTCTCTCTCACCAAGCTCGCGAGTGCTGCGCAAGCCGCTATCGCCTACGGCGCGCGGGTTGCCATCACCGGCACGAAGCTGTTCCTCACCGGCGGCACGGAGCTGTACCCCAGGGGTGTCAACCAAGGCACCTGGGGGCAGAACTACAGCATCGACGCGCCCGCCATCGCTGGCTACGGCGCGAACCATGTGCGCCTGCTCATCCGCTCCAACCTCGGCGGCACGCTGGACTCTTACGAGACGGGCACTGACGCCTACGTCAACAACGGCACCGACTACCTCAGCGACACACACAAGGCGCAGTTCCTGCAGGAAATCGATTGGGCCGGCAGCTCACAGCTCTGGTCTATCGTTGCATTCGACACCGACCAGGGCCAGGGCGTCGGCCGGCAGACCCTCCCCACATCCTATTGGGACTTCTTCGATGGCTCGCCGGAAGCGGCTGCCGCGAAGGAGAAGTTCTTCAAGGGCTGGGAGTGGATCGCCACCCAATGTCGTGGGCGCGAGTACATCCTGTGTTACGAGCTGCTCCCCGAGCCGATCCCGTACAACAGCACGGCCGACGACGCAATCGCACTGCGCGCATTCTATCGCGAGCTGATCGCCCGTGTGCGCGCCATCGATCCGAACACCCCGTTCCTGATCGGCGGCCGCAACAGCTATGGCACGAACACCGTGGCCGAGGCGTACCTGTCGGAGCGCACGGACTGCATCTACACCATCGACCTGCTGACCAACCGGGTTGAGGCCGAGGACACCATCGCTGCCACGCTGGAGGGCTTCCGCGCTTGGCTGGACAGCACGAACGTCCCGGGTCTGATCCAGCAGCTCGGCCGGAACACCGGCGAAGATGAAGGCGCAGGCACCACGACCGAGAACGCTGGCCTCACCGCCATGTGCGGCTCGATGTCTCTGTGCAATGCACTGCACATCCCTTACACATGGTGGCAGTATCACCAGAACACCGACAGTCAGACAGCCTACGGCCTCTGGTTCAAGACGGTGTACCCCGGCACAGGTCCGCTGAACTGGACTCCAAAGCCGGCCGAGATCGCCGCCTTCCAGTACCACATGACGCAGAGCCCTGCGGCCATCGAGGCGGCTGCTGTCGCGGCTGCTACGGCGGCGGGTGCAGAGCTGTACTACATCAAGCCGGACTTCTCGAATATCTGGCAGACGCAGGACACCAGCACCCCGGTCACGGCGGTTGGTCAGGCCATTGGCCGAGTCGCACCTGTCGTGGGCACGACCAACCTGAACCAAAGCACGAGCACGCTTCGGCCGCTGCTGGCCGCAACCCGCAACGGGTACGCGATGCAGTTCGATGGCACAGATGACTGGCTCGGCCTGAGCGTCACGTACTTCGCTGCTGACGACAATGCCACCGTCATGGCCGCCTGCCGTCCGGCAAGCACCGCGACGAATAAGGTGATCTGGCATACAGGCACCTCGGGCAGCATCGTGCGCACTCCGTACCTCGCCTCTCTGGCAACGGACGAGATCCAGGCATCGTGGCGTGGCGACACCAACGAGAGCACCGGCAGTATCAACAGCACCACGCTGTGCGATGACCGAGCAATCGTGGCAACCGCGCAGCGAGTCGGCGGGAACAAGAAGTGCTTCCTCCAAGGCGTGCAAGAAGGCGCCACCAACACCGGCACGGTAAGCAGCATCGCGAGCATCACCCGCTCACGGTTCGGCGGGTCCTCGTCGGGTACGAACTGCTTCCAAGGTCCCATTGCCCTGCTCTGCATCGGCAAGACGATCACCGACGAGCAGCGCCGCGCTATCTCCCGCTGGGGTGCGTGGCTCATCAGTGCGCCATTCCGTGGCGCTATTCCCGCATAAGAAGGAACCATGACCGCATCAACCGACTTCTACCTGGGGTCGGGGGACCGCATCTTCCGCGACGTGGCCGCAGGACCGGATACCCCGGCCCTCGTCCCGAAGTGGGTGTCAACCCTGACGCCCGCTGAAGTGCAAGTCCTCCTGGACCTCAACTCAAGCAACCCTCTCCGTCAGGCGGTGGAGAAGGTGTACTCCGACAACGACGAGCCCCTGACCAGTGCGCAGGCACAGGCCAAGCATACCGCCAGCATCGCACAGACCTTCCCGACGAGCAAGAGCTACGGCAAGGCCGTGTACCACGAGATCCCGCAAGGTGTCAACGTGTGGTCCCCGCTGCTCATCAGCATGTGGTCGAAGATCCGCAGCCGCTGGGGCAAGGGCGGCAGCATCGTGCAGATCAAGCATGGCACCGACAGCACCCCGCGTGCGTTGTTCAAGTACAAGGTTGACGACTACGCCGGCCAAAGCTCGATCTCCGGTATCCCCGAGGTCGAAGGGGTCCAGCTCTACGGCGACCGCTCCAGCCTGAGCAATTCCGACAAGGCGCTGGTTGTCGAGCACGGCATCTGGCTCCCCGAGCCGACCGCCGGGAGCAACGGCAAGACCGATGGCATACACCTGACCCGCGTGGTGGCCTCTGGCTTCAACGGCGACGGCATGCGCGTGGATCGCTTCCACAACGCGCTTCGCCTGAACGACGCCCGCTTCATCGACAACAAGGGCGCCGGGTTCCGTGGGAACAAGATCAGCGACATGAAGTGGTTCAACTTCAGCGCTGGGCGTAACGAAGAGATCCAGGCCGAGTTCACTGACTGCGCATCACCGCAGCTCATCGGTGGCGATATATGGAATCCTGGCGGCTCTGCCTTCACCGGCCTGTACGCCTCTGCGTTCTACTCCTGTGCGAACTGGCGCATGGCCTTCCTTGAGCACAACGGGATGCTGAACATCGAGGGCGACAACAGCGACTCCGGTTCAAGCAAGCGGTACTACGGCCAAGGCGCCCTGGTGCTGGGCATGACACTGAAGGCCAGCAAGGACACATACCTAGGTACGCAGTACGTCGGAGGCGGCGGCGCTCTGGCGTACGACAGCCAAGTGCGTGTGAAGTCCGCTCACGGAATGAACTTCGCGTTCCTCACCACCACCCGTGGCGAGTTCGATGAGTACGACCCTCTGCTGCCGAAGTACATATTCGACATCAGCGTCAAGTCGGGCGGTGCTGCCGGTGAAGAAGGTTACGTCACCCTGACCAGTCCGTCGCTCCGTGAAGCAACCCGCAGTGCTTCTGCTGACAAGGTCGTGCTGTCCTACCGGCAGCATTGGGCCAAGCAGCCGAGCCTATGCGTGTGGCGCACCACCAAGCCGGGCCAGCTCCTGATGCTGCCGACTGCGACGGATCAGGTGAACCTCATAAAGCTCACCGGCTCAGTGCAGACGCTGCTGAAGGTGAAGTACCCCGAGCTGTACCTGGGAATGGACGATACTCGCTCGCTGCTCACCGGCAACGACGCGACCACGTTCGACATCCCGGCCGCTGCGGGCACGCTGCCTGCAGGCTACAGCTGGTTCATCGTCGCTTGGTAAGAAGGTAGCCCGCAAGGGCTTACTCTTCTCGGGCCGAAGTACCCCATCTGCAGTATACCACAAAGGAATAACCTTGTCAAGCGTAGGGCTTTAGCCCTTTGCGCCAATCCTGGCGTAGGGGCATAGCGGTCTGCAACCCACTCCCGAACGCTTGGCAGGGTGAAACCTAAATTTGCTGCAGACAAACGAGGTGGCCCCTCCAACCTCGCACGCTCGCGTTACCCCCGTGCCGGCCCTCGGGCGCTCGCGCCTGCGGCGCACGCGGGCGCGTTCCGCGCGGATGCCCACGGAGGGGCCTAGGCGGGCGCAGGCGGGCCTGCAGGCATGCGGGTGATGCGCGGGTATGGGCGCGACGCTCGGGCGCTCCTGGGCGCTATGCGCGAGCCTGGGCGTACGCGGGTGCGCAGGCGCGGGCGCCGGGCTGGGGTCATTCGACGGCACGCCGCCAGGGCGCTCGACAGGGCGCTAGGCCACCCTGCTATGCCCAGGCATGCGATACGCGCGCCACGGGGCTGGCAGGGGCCTTGCCGGGGCACTCCGGGCCATCGGCCCTAGGCTGGCAGTGAGCCTGCTGTACCGTGCGAGGTCGGCGGGCACGCGGGCGGGATCTGTTACGCCTTTCGGCTGCTGCGCCCTGGCAGCCGTTCGCTGTTCCCGAACCACGAATAACCCAGCGCTTGACAAGGGCATTGATACCCGCTACAGTTCGTTCCATGCCTAAGGGCTTGACCGGGTGCGAACAGCGGCGTGATCGTCGGTTACCGGACCAAGGACTAGGGAATAGGGCTTGACAGCTAAGCGCTTCGGTGCTACAGTCGAACCCGACACTAGAGAGCCTTAGGGCAATCTGGTACGCCTAATGCAAGGGGCGGGACCTACCGGTACAGTACCGGACCAGGGAAGACCCTAGTAGCAGGCAGACAGAGTTAGACAGTACACTAGGGACCAGCAGACCTAGTACCTGATGGGAGCAGAGCTAGCAATAGCCCTACACTTGACAGGGAATAGGGATAGTGGTATACTAGGTACTAGAGTGCAAGGTGTATCAGGTAGCAGGCACCCAACAGCTAAGGCTAGATGGGATACAGAGGCTATCAGGTACAGTACGGCACTCAGGCTAGCGTATAGGTAGGCATGGGACGTAGTCCCTAGCGTACCGATGGGGTATGGGCAGAAGCCTATACGGCACTGTATGTGTGCGATCTGTTGAGACTCAAGTCTGCAAGGGCTTGACAGACTCCAGGCAGCAGAGTACAGTGCAGACATGGTAGCTGCAGAGCTACTAGGTGACAGGGAAGTCAATCCCGCGTCATTGGATGGTATCGGATAGGATTGGATGGCACTCAGTGCATAGCGGCATTGCCCGCTAGAGTCTCTGACTCAGGCACGTAAAGCGCTGGATGATCTGTTGGCCTAGTGCCTGCATTCCGCTACTTGATGATGGCTTGACCCGTGGAGAGTACATGCCACGTTAATCTAGGTGCAAAGTCTACGCTAGCAGAGTATGCCGTGACAGGCAGAAATAGTAGGTAGGTGAGATAGTACCTCACTGACCCGAAACAGCTAGGTGCAGACCAGTAGACTAGCACTCAGCTAGTACGGTATGGCAGATGCCGCTTAATCTGCTACTTGCAAGTGACTAGCTCTAGGATGCCAATAGGCGAGAGGGTAACCAGCCTAGAGCACGATAGTCCGCAAGGCGAAGCTTCTGCACTGAGTGCATACCCATCCTATCCGGTTCCACGCCGACAGGCACCCGATGCGGAAGCTTCGCCTTGCGATGGTGCAAGGCTCTAGGAGTATGCAATGAACACGACGAATACGGCTCTGCTCACTGTCGCCGAACTCAACAAGGCGATCGATGCGTGGGGCAAGCGTGGTACGACATGGACGAAGGAGGGTCACAAGCTGGCCCTGTCGGCTCTGTTGCACCTCAGCAAGCATGGCGACATCGGGCCCATCAACCGGCTCTATGTTGCCATGCCGAAGGGTTCCAAGTCCAGCAGCATGGCGCAATGGATCATGTCCTATGCGGCTGTGGTGCTGAACGACGATGCCGCCGACAAGGCGAAGCCCTTCGTGTACAGCAAGGACAAGAAATGCAACCTTGAAGCCGCGACCAAAACGCCTTGGTACGAGTTCCGTCCGGAACCGACTCCGCTGCAGATGTTCGACCTGCTGCCAGCGATCCAGGGCCTTCTGGCGAGGGCGAAGAAGGCCGCCGATGATGGCGCCGAGATCCTGCATCCCGAGCTGATCACTCAGCTTCAGGAGCTGGTCGAAGTGGAATCCGAAGTGGAAATGGCTTCGGCTTCCGGTGGCGACGACATCGAGCACGACGAAGCGTCGGCGCAGTAAGCACACAGACCTAGGGCACCTGCGGGTGCCTTATCCTGTGCGTTTTCTTGTAGGGGTGACTATGCCAAAGGTTAGCGGCAAAGCCGCGCATGATGAGTTTGCATGGCGGGACGGCATTGAGCTTGTCCCGAAGGATGAGCCTGAGCTGGATGTGGGGAAGCTGTTCCTCAAACCGGGCAAGGGCTATCTGTCGATGGTGAGGCGTGAGAAGCGTACGCTTTGGGCCTATGCGCTCGGTAGCGTCATGGCATTCGGGGCGCTCGCTCTGATCGCCTGCCCCTGGTGAACAAGGTATCCGCTACCTGCGAAAGCTAACAGCGGGCCGTGGGTCTGCAATGGTTGCACGCCCTTGGGTTCACGGCAGTATGGCTACCTAGGCTGTACTGCCGTGCATCCGCACGGAAGGTGTTCATATGCGAATGTGATCCCGCAGGCATTTAGTGCCTGACGTATACCGGCCCGCACATACGTTGCATAGCGCCGATGACAACGCGGTAGGTCTAGCGTGACCTGCGACAAACCTAGCAACATATCGGTACGTCTGATTGAGCTTAGGGAATCGTCAAGAGTTGCTGAACAGCACGTCTTCAACGACGTTAACTTGAGTGCGTGACGGCTTGAGCGTAGCCGCTCAGTACCTGCCTACGGGACGGGTGCTAGCGAGTGCGCTTGCACTGCAACCGGAGGATAAGCATGTTCCTGATCGAGAATGCGCCGGCCATCCTGTGCTGGTCCGTGTCCTTCTGCGCTATCAGCTTCGGCTGTCTGGCCTGGAAGTCGTTCTTCAAGGACTGACGATGGCCGTCAGATCCTATCAGCAGATCGTGGATGCTCACGAGCGGAGCAAAGCCACGGTCCACACTGTGCAGCGCGTCAGTAGCATGATGCGGGCACAGTCGGCTGTCGAGTGCCTGATGGCGCTCGGCTTCACGTACAACCCGGTGCGTGACAAGTGGGAAAGCACTGCCACGAGCAGCGCAAACGCCTACCGACTCACGGCGGCGGCCCGCAAGTGTGCGGACCTCGGCTACCACTTCTTCGAGGGGGTTGGCTGGGTACTGCCGCACAAGCACTGATGTTCCACATACCTAGGGCATTGAGGTGCCCTATCATGTGCAACAACCCTCAAACGAGGTGACACATGGACCAACAAGGTAAGTTGATCGCAGACATGCTGGAGAAGATCGCAGACGACCCAGGAATCTGCGGCCATGCCGGCATCTGCTACGGGCTGTCTAAGCTGATTGACGCCAGTGGCGTTGACTTCGGCTTCAGCGGGTACTCGTTCGTGTTCTCCATGAGCGGCGAGTACACGACATTCAACGTGATTGACGACATGTTCGAGGAAGACAACAAGTGGCACGGCCAGCGCGGCGAGTTCCGCAGGGCATGGTGCCGCAAGGTGGCTGGCTGGGTGCGCTACTGGTCAGACGAGCACCTGCACGAGGTAGCTGCGAAGGGCTGAATGCACAGCCACAGGGCCGCGTGCGGCCTTCTACTGTGCAACAAACCGCGTGGAGCGGAGGATTGACATGGAGAAGCCAGATATCGAGCAAGTAACGTTCACCGCCAGCCTGTCGGATGGGGTGAAGTGGATGGACCTTGCAAGCAAGGGACCATGGGCAGGCCAGCCGGCCGAACCCCGGAAGTACCAATACGCCATAGGCAGGAATGACAGCTACGCTAGCTGGAAGACCAACCCGGCGTTGTTCACACAGGTCATCGACGGCCTGAAATCGCTGCTCACCGATGCGTTCAGACACGGCAAGAAGCCCGACCTGATCGTATGCCACGGGAGCAGCGGCATATTTGCGTGTGCTCCGCTGGTTCCTTTCCTGGCAGAGCATGGCGTGTCGCTGTTCCATCTGCGCAAGCCCGGCGAGAATGCGCATGGGCAAGCGTTCGAGGGGCCGCGCATGGTGCGAGATCCGGACGAGGGCCTGTACGACGCTTGGCTGATCGATGACGGAATCGCCAGTGGCGGGACCGTGCGCCGCGTCGAGGAACTGCTGAAGACGTACAACGTCAATCTGAGCACCATCCTCCTGTACGCCGATCAGTGGTGCGGTTCCGGTGGTACTGACGCGCGAATCGTGCGCCGGGATTTCGTTGGAGAGGCATACGCATGAGCCCCGCTGACTACCGTTACCGGGACTACCTGCGGGCACGTCACTTCTACAACAAGCGATAGCACAGCCGCTTGCCCTTCACGAGAGGGCTTGCGAGTGTGTTAGCGAAAGCGACTGGCGGTGAACGACGCCAGCCTGAGTAAGCGGCCCTAGGACGGCTAGCTATCACACTGTCATGTGTCACCCGACTTCTAAGCGGGAAGGACAGCCAATGGGCAGACGCAGCCCGGCGCTCTGGCGAGAGCATGGCCCTACATCAGTTGCACGGAAGCCGGGGAACCGGAGTCTCTTGAACGTGCTTCGGGTGTAGGGCCACGCTTTTGCGCGTGTCAACAGGAGAAGCCCTTGATTATCAATTGCGGTCTCGGCGCACGTCCGGGAGAACCTCGTGTCAGCGTTCAAAAGCTGGCGCTTAACCTGCTGCACGCCACGCAGTGGGCGGCCGAGATCAGCGCGACAGTGCGCCTGTTCGATGCGTACGGGGCTGATCCCACGCTCGTCATCATCGCGCCAAACCTCAACGCCAGTCTGCTGTGGCGTAACTGCGTTGAGCGGCTGGCGGCGCGTGCCGATCAGGCGGCTGTGGCATGCCTGTTCAACGGGCATCGCGAGTTCATCGGCGCTGGGCCGTTCCCTGAGTGGGACGACAAGAAGTTCCTGATGCAGGATGGGCTGTCGCACCACCAGTGGATGACGATTCCGTACGGCGCGCAGGCTGGCCGTGCCGAGATCCCGCGCCGTGACTACGGGCCGAAGGGGCTGGTGCAATGACCTTCACCCTCTACATGACGATCCTGTGGACCACGAGCGTTAGCTCCGTCGTGATGCCGGACTTCAGTACGCTCGCCGAGTGCAGCGCGTGGGGCCGGGCGTGGGCCGCGCAAGTGCAGGCCGAGCAACGCGAGAACCCCACCAAGTTCGCCAAGTGGGAATGCAAGAAGGTGCTGTCGTGAACCAACACATCCGCTTCTTCCATGCACTGACCGGCGCTGGCTTGAGCGTTTATCAAGCTGAGAAGGTTGTGCGTGCGGCCGGCTTCCATGTGCTGGAAGAGCTGAACAACGGGGCGTGGGAGCGTGCGCTCTACTGCTGCACTGGATGGGGCAGCTTGCCCGGCCAGTGGGACGATTACGAAGCCGCATGGAAAGCACTCGGCGGCGGCCGATACTACCTCTGATCTCAGCCACTAGCCCTGCGTGCAGGGCCTGTGGGTGCGTTCATTTGGAACTAGCACCGTACCATCAACCCGGAAGGAAACCATGTCCCTGCAAAAGCTGCAAGAGAAGAAGACCAAGATCGAAGCTGCCCTGGCCGAGATCGTCAAGAAGATCGCTGAAGCACGCTCGTCGAGCATCGACCTGACCCGCGTGGTCGCCGGTGCTGTCGTCACGTTCACCTACGGCAAGGGCGAGGGCAAGAAGGTCCTCACCGGCACCGTGCTCGGTCGCAAGGCTGCCGAGAAGGGCGCCGAGCTGGTGCGCCTGACCGTTGGCGAGGGCTTCGACGCGCAGACCGTCACGACCTTCATCGCGAACGTCAACACCATCGTTTCGTCGCCGGTCCCGGCCGATGGCGAAGAGTCCGCCCAACCCGACGTGCTGACCGCCGCCGAGTAAACCCAACCGGCCGAGCCGAGACACCGAACAACCCCGTACCTGCTTCGGCGGGTGCGGCGTATGCGCTTGTGCCTATCACCTGGGCCGCCATGAGTACACTATGGTAGCGCATACGCCGGACCCGCTGGGTCTTACCTGAAAGGACATCATGAAACTGTGGCGTACACTGCGGGCGCAGAAGGCGTTCCGCACCGAGGTCAACGAAGCGCGCAAGCTCACCATGGGCGAGCGCTTCGAGGCATTCCTGGGCCGCATCGGCCGCATGCTGAAGGCGAACACCGCGACCACGAAGGTCTCGTTCCCTTCGCCCCTGCTGCAGCGCCTGATGCTGCGTGGTGGGTACTGGCACATGCCCGAGGGCGTTGAGCCATGACCGCGCTGCTGCGTGCGAAGGCGCGGCACTACGTGCTGATGCTGGCGGTCGCCCTCGCTGACCTGCTAGAAGAGTTGGCGACGAGCGTTCGTGATGCGGTGCTGACCGCGTACTGGTCCGCCCATGACGCCGAGTGGCAAGCAGGCATTGCCCTGGGGCAGGCCGCCACGGCGAAGGCCGATGCCGAGATCGCCGACGAGCTGGCCGCGTTTACCACGCTGCAAGACATGGCGAACAAGCAAGCGCAGCGTTGGATCACCGCGCAGCGCGGCCGAGACGCACGCATCGAGAAGCTCATCGGCTGATGCTGGACCCGAGTAGCTGGCTGTCAAAGGCCGCTGCTCTCCCGCCCGGGAGAAGGTCGCGCGTCGATCATGTGTGCGGCCCGGGACGTACACTCCTAATTCGACATGACGAGACAGGAGAACTGCATGCATGGTGCTTCAGGTGCAACGAAGGGGGCCAGCACCGACCCCAACCAACGCTTGCTCAACTGGTTGAGCGATCCCGTACGCTTGCACTCGCTGATGAGGCTTGCCGCCGAGGTGGCGAAGGAGTCGGGTGCGAGCTACCTGTCGGGTGTACCGATGCAGTGGACGATTGGCCAACTGGTGCAAGGCTCTGGCTTTACCGAGCAGGTCTTGGCAAGCCCGAGATCGCGGCGCTGGGAGCCGTGTACCACCGACCGAGCGACCGTATCGTTTTGCCAGTCCGGGATGCTGGTGGATCAACCGTCTATTGGACGGCGCGTGCATATCAGCCGGGCCGGACGCCCAAGTACCTCGGTGCAGCCGAAAGGCCAGCCTGCGTCCTTGTCTACCCCGCGCACCGGTCTGCTGCACTGGTATCTGCACGCACAGGACACCACGCAACGGGTCATCCCATCCTCACTGAGGACGCTCTAAGCGCCTTCAAGATCAGCCTCGCAGGTTTCGAGGCATGGCCCGTGATGGGCACAAGCGTTCCCGCTTCGTACGTAGCCGAGCTGCTACGGCGGGGCGGGTGTTCCCTTTGGCTCGACCCTGATCCTGCCGGGCAACGCGCTGCTGCGCGGTACGGCAAACAACTGCGCGCTTACGGTGTCCCTGTGCAGAACATCGTGTCTCTGCGCGACCCTAAGCTGCACTTCATCGACGACATCAAGGAGATCATCCATGCATCCCGAAACCCCGAGCAACACCCCGCGTCTTCGTACCTTGTTGGACCGTGTACGTGACGTGCTCGCTGGCCAGCCCGGCCAGTGGCTGACCCTCGACCTTATCACCGGCATGGTGGGCAGCACCACAACGGCCAGCGTGTCGGCCCGCATCCGCGACCTGCGCAAGGTGAAGTTCGGCGCGCACAAGATCGAGAAGCGCCGGCTGTATGAGGGCGTGTACCAGTACCGTCTGGTGCTGCCGGCTCTGTAATGCCAATCTGCCACAAGTGCACATTCCTGCTGGCCCGTGTCAGCATGGCAACCCCGCACAAGTGGCGGTGTATCAACGCACGCTGCTCGCTCTACGAGAAGGTAGTGCACCGAGAGAAAGGATAACGTGAGTCTTGACCTGACCACACTGCGCCTGCTGAAGTATCGAACCCGCTATGAGAGCATGGCGCGTGCGGTTCCTCGGCGGGCGCTCGACACCCGTACGCAGGTAATCCTGTCGGACTTCGGCCGGTACTTCTCGGAGTTCCCGAACGCCACAGTGATCCATGCCGAGGCGTTCAAGGTGTTCTTCACCAGCATCCATCCGACGCTGACCGACGCCGACCTCGCGGTGTACTCCGAGCTGTTCCAGCGGGTGGAAGCGGAAGAGGTACAGCCGGCCGTTGCCGAGGGCCTGATGAAGCGGCTCACGGAAACTGCGATGGCCTTCGACGTGGCACAGAAGATCGCTGCGTACAACGAGGGGCAGGAGATCGATCTCCGCGCTGACCTGCTGGCCTTCGTGGATCGGTACGATCAGCAGATCGATCGCAAGGTGCGCAACCCGCAGGTGCTCGACCCAATCGAGGACTTGCTGCTGGCTGAAGCGAACGACACCGGCCTGCACTGGCGGCTCAACTGCCTGAACAGGCACATCAAACCCCTGGTTGGGGGTGATTTTGTCGTTTGTGCTTCCCGGCCTGACAAGGGCAAGACCACGTTCTGGACGGACCAGCTCACGTTCATGGCGCCACAAGTGGACCAGCTCTGGCCGGGCCGCAAGCGTAGCATCCTGTGGTTCAACAACGAGGGGCCGGGCAAGCGTATCGTGACGCGCTGCTTCCAGTCCGCGCTGAACGCCACCGTAGAGGATCTGGTCAAGCTGTCCAACATCCCAGCCGATCCGGAGTACGCCCATTACAAGACGATGGTGAGGCAGAAGTACGCCCTTGCCCTTGGCGGGCGGCCCGGCGTACTGCGGATCTTCGACATCCACGATATGTGGAATCACGAGGTCGAAGAGATCATCGATATGTACGATCCGGCACTGGTGCTGTTCGACATGATCGACAACATCAAGTTCGGCGGCGAGGTGAGCAACAACGGGCAGCGCACGGACCAGCTTCTCGAAGCGATGTACCAGTGGGGCCGGCTGCGCGGGGTCAAGCATGACTGTGCCGTGGCGGCTAACTCGCAGCTATCAGCGGACGCAGACGGCGTGCCGTTCCCGACGCTGCCGCAGCTCAAGGACAGCAAGACCGGCAAGCAAGGCGCGGCGGACTGCATCATCACCATCGGCACAGTCAATGACCCGGTGCTGGAGAACAGCAGGTACTTCGGCACGACGAAGAACAAGAAGGTTCGTACGGGCATGAAGGCTTCACCCATGACCGAGGTGCAGTTCGACGGCAACCGTGGTCGCTACGTGGAGACGGAATGAGCGCAACCATCAAGACGAACAAGGGCCGGCACTTCTTCTTTGACAACCCGGCCGCCCACGATTACGACCCGGAAGAGATAGCGTTCGCGCTGTCGCACATCAACCGGTTCACCGGGCACGCCGGCCCGTACTCCGTGGCGCAGCACAGCGTGCATGTGATGAGCCTGCTGCCCGACAAGCTGCAGCTCTGCGGCCTGCTGCACGATGCGGCCGAGGCGTACCTAGGTGACGTGGCATCGCCGCTGAAGCAGCTCATCCGTCCGCTCTACAAGCCCCTCGAAGACGCAGTGGAGCAGGCGATAGCCGCGCAGCACGGCCTGCCATTCCCATTCCCGCCAGAGATCAAGCGCGCCGACCTCGTGATGCTGCTGTCCGAGCACCGGGATCTGATGCGCCGCAACGCGCTGGAGGGGCAGGACACCGTGCACTGGCCGCAAGACATCAAACCCGTGCAGTGGAAGGTAGTGCCATGGCCTGCCAGCTACGCCGAGAAGCAGTTCCTCTACCACTTTGAAAGGCTGACCCGTGACCCACGCTGACCGCGCGTACACCGCGCCCCAAGAACTGGCCGACATCCGCAAGGAGTTCAAGCCCACCCTGTTCTGTTCCGTCGATGGCGTCGAGTACGCTGCGCACCCGGTCACCGGGAACAGCGACAACAACAACCTGTGTGAGGGCTGCGCCGGCGAGGACAACGCGCTGTGCATCCAGCTCGCTGAGTGCGTGGTGCCGGACCAGATCATCTGGATCGCCCGGGAGCAGTAATGCTCAAGACGTGGGACATTGAAACCACCACGGGCACACGCTTCAAGCGCAAGGGCACGCCGTTCGCGGACGCCATCAATTGGGTTGTCACCCACGGCTGGAAGTCTGTCGGTGAGCCGGTGCACGAGCGGCGCTTCGGCGCGCAGCGGCCCGGCCCCGGTTGGCTGCGCGAGGTGCTCGACGGATGCACGCTGCTCGGCGGGTTCAACATCAAGTTCGACTTGCTGCATGCGCTGCAGGATGCGGACAACCTCTCCGCGTGGATGGAGTGGGTCGCCAACGGTGGAAACATTTGGGACGCCCAGCTAGCAGAGTACCTGCTCGAAGGGATGGACCAGAAGAACCACATGCTCTCGCTGGATGAGGTGGCGCCACGCTACGGCGGGCAGACCAAGTTCGATGAGGTCAAGCTGCTGTGGGAAGCGGGCGTCAACACGCACGAGATCGAGCCCGCGCTGCTGACCCGCTACCTGTGCGGCGATCCGTCGAAAGGAGAACTCGGGGACGTGGAGAACACGGAACTGATCGTTCGCGGCCAGCTCAAGCGTGCCCGGGACTGCGGCCAGCTCCGCTCCATCATGCTCAACATGGGCGCCCTGATCTGCTCCATTGAAATGGAACGGAACGGGATGTTCGTGGACAAGGCACGCGGCCTCGTCATGGCCGAGGAACTGAAGGGCAAGATAGCCGAGCTTGACAAGCTGCTGATCGAGTTCATCCCGAAGGACCTCCCGTTCACGTTCAATTGGGGATCACCCAAGCAGAAGTCTGCGCTGATCTTCGGTGGCACTGTGCAGTGGGATGCGTACGAGTACGATCTTGCACACGGCGGCACGATTCTGAAGCACGAGTACGACTGGCAAGAGGATAACCGCGCCGATGCCGGTAACCCTCCCGCCCTGGCCTATGCGCAGATGGATCAGGTCCAATGGGTCCTGAACGACGGCAGCACCACGTCGGTCGATCCGTTCGACGCCGAGGATCTATCCCGGTACGCCTCATACAAGGCCGGCAAGAACGCAGGCGACTACAAGACGAAGAAGGTCAAGGTAGACAACCTCGACAAGCCGAAGGGCCGCTCCGTCAAGGCACCGTACACCTTCGCAGGCTTCACCAAGCCGGACAAGCGGTGGGCCAGCAGCGAGCCTGGGTTCTACAGCACGAGCAGCGACGTGATCGAGGAACTCGGGTCACGGAACATCCCGTTCCTGAAGACCCTCTCGCTGTTCCAGAAGCTGACCAAGGATCTCGGCACGTACTTCATCAGCGAGGGCACCAACGGCGAGCCGAAGGGGATGCTCACGCTGGTCGGGCTGGATGGGCTGATCCATCACAAGATCAACCACACGAGTACCGTCACCGGCCGCTTCAGCGAGTCGGACCCTAACCTGCAGAATGTGCCGAAGGGCAACAAGTCTAAGGTGAAGCTGCTGTTCATCAGCCGCTGGGGCGCAGACGGACTCATCATTCAGTCCGACTTCTCATCGCTGGAAATCTACATCCAGGCGATCCTCACGCACTGCTCGCAGCTCATCGCTGACTTGCGAGCCGGGCTGGACATGCACGTCAAGCGCCTCGCCCTCAAGGAGGGCATGACGTACGACGAAGTGTTCGTGCTGTGCAAGGGCGACAAGGCCACCGGCGCAGAGCCGGTCCCCGAGTGGGACTACAAGCGCACTGGCGCGAAGGTGTTCTCGTTCCAGCGTGCATACGGCGCCGGGGCTGCGAAGATCGCAGACGATACCGGCATGCCGATTGACGACGTGAAGGCGCTGATCGTGGCCGAAGAGGCGGAGTACCCCGAGATCGGGGAGCACTTCACCGAGCGCACGAAGGAGATCAAGGCGAACCGCAAGTCCAGCGGGTACTCGATACCGCACCCGGAGTTCCCCGCCGTGATGTGCAACCTGGGCAAGGCATACATCCGCACGCCGGACGGCAAGCTGTACTCCTATCAGGAGTCGCCGAGCCCTGAGTACCTCGTGAAGAAGGGCATCTACTGTTCCTTCTCTCCGACCGAGATCAAGAACTACGAAGTGCAGGGCACTGGTGGCGAATGGATGAAGGCGGCGATGTGGCTCATGGTGCGTGCTTGGTACGCAAGAAAGAACTTCGATGGCCTGTCCCTGCTCGTCAACACGGTGCACGATGCCGCTTACGCCGACTCGCATAAGAAGGTTGCGCTTGAGAGCGCGGCTCTCCTGCATGCGTGTATGGAAGCGGCGAGCGATCTCATGGAGTATTGGTTTGCTTGGACACTGCCTCTACCCGTACCCTCTGACACGTCCTGGGGACCGTCCATGATGGACGAAGAGAAGATCCCAGGGCTCAACGAATTGGTCCAACCCCTGCGCAGGCAGCTTCGTGACCAGTACATGGAAGGCTATACGCCCTCCTACCTCCACTGACCGAAAGGAAATGATGACGATTGACTTCAAGGCGCTCGGCGCCAAAGCTGCGGCCGAGGGTGCCGACCAGACCCAAGCACAGGTTGGCGGTGGCGGGGACTTCAAGCCCGTACCCGAAGGCCCGTGCGGCCTGCGCCTCGTGTCCTACGTGGAACTCGGGAAGCAGAAGGACACCATCAAGGGTGTCGTGCAGATCAAGCCGAAGGTGCAGCTCGTGTTCGAGGTCAGCGGCCCGAACCACCCGCCCATGGAGATCGACGGCGTCAAGGTTCCGCACCGCGTGTCGATCACCGAGAACTACAGCCTCAACGAGAAGGCGAACTTCTTCAAGCTGTTCGGCCGCATGAACTACGCCGGCACGGCGCAGCACATGATCCAGATGCTCGGCGATGCGTACCTCGGGCGTGTCGTGCACCGCAAGTACAAGAAGAAGTCCGACCCGGCCGACGAGTCCAAGTGGACCGGCATCGCCGTGGAGCTGAAGGACAAGGACGGGTACACCATCCGCCCGCCGCGCCGCCCGAAGATCGATGAGGCCACCGGCATGGAGACCGGCGAGTGGATTCCGGTGCAGGTTGCGCCTGCTCTCACGGCCCTCAAGGGGTTCCTGTGGGACTATGCGGACCTGAACCAGTGGGCCAGCCTGTTCATCGAAGGCCAGTGGCCCGAGCGCAAGGACAAGGACGGCAAGGTCACGGCCCCGGCCCGCTCGAAGAACGTGCTGCAGGACACCATCAAGCGCGCCGAGAACTTCAACGGCTCCCCGATCTACATCGCCCTCGCCTCGGCCGGTCAGAACCTGGACATCCCGGATGCCGACGTGCCCGGCGACGAGGAAGCCGCCGGCGAGGCCACTCCCGGCCCCGCCACGGCCGCCGCAGCCGCGACCAAGGGTGACCCCCTGGCGGGCATCGCTTGACCGCCCCGAGCTGGCTGGAGGCCGCCGCCCAGGCGGCGGCTGCTGGCTCCCCGATGGCGATAGCGCGCACCCCCGGCCGGGTCCTCCTGGCTGATGGTGACGCGCTGGCGTACTACTGCGCCGGCTCGGAAGACACGAGCCAAGCGCAAGCGCGCCTGAACCTGAACAGCTTCCTTCGGGCCTGCCGCGAGAGCAGCGGGTCGGAGAGCGTTCGGGTTCTCGTCACGGGACGAGGCAGCAACAAGGGCTACCGCTATGCGGTGGCACGAACGAAACCGTACCAGGGTACTCGCAGCAGCGGGCGCCGACCGTACAACTGGGAGTTCCTGCGCGAGGTGATCGAAGGCGGGTTCAATCCTGACTTCCCCGTGGAGATAACGAACGGCGCCGAGGCCGACGACCTGTTCGGCAAGTACGCCGTGATCCTCGGCTGGATGAACGTCGTGCATCTGACGCAGGACAAGGACATGCGCATGCTGCCCGGCCTGCACATGGACTGGAAGGAGCGCACCTTCTGCACCGTCGAGCCGGACACATGGGAGCTGATCCACAACGGCAAGACCTACGGCCGCAAGTGGTTCTGGTTGCAGATGCTGCACGGCGACACGGCGGACAACATCCCCGGCCTGCCGAAGTACATCACGCCTGCCGGCAAGCCCGCCCTCTGCGGCGAGGTCACGGCCGGGAAGCTGCTCGACGGCACGACCTGCGAAGCGGACGCCCGCTCCCGGGTGTTCGGCCTGTACGCTGCATGGTATGGCGAGGACTGGAGGATTCATCTGCTGGAACAGGCCGTGCTGCTGTGGATGCGCCGTGACGCTGAGAGCAAGGTGCTGAACTGCATGCGAGAAGGCGGCCCACTCTACGTGCCAGACCTCATCAATGCCCCCGAGTGGCTCGCCGCTGTGGGTGAGATCCGGAACCGCATCGCGGAGACGGCGACGTGAGGCGGCTCAAGACCACTGAGGTCGGCCCCGAACGGGCGCGGCTGTTGGCAGCACAAGGCGGCAGATGCGCAGTGTGCCGGCTGCCGTGCGCCGAGGGATCGGCTGTGCTCGACCATGACCACGGCACCGGCGCTATCCGCGCCGCGCTGCACCGGGGCTGCAATGCCCTGCTGGGCAAGGTCGAGAACAACCACAAGCGCTACGGCGTCATCAGTGTGGCGGCCTTCTGCTCCGGCGTGGCCGGCTATCTGGCGCAGCACATGACGAACCAGACAGGGCTGGTGCACCCTACGCACAAGACCGATGACGAGAAGCGCATCGCCCGCAACACCAAGGCCCGCAAGAAGCGAGCGTCAACGAAGGCCACATGACTGGACCACGTATCGCAACTGCCGACATCGAGACGGCCCCCATTAGCGCAAGCGTGTGGGGACTGTTCGACCAGAACGTCGGCCTCAACCAGATCGCCACCGAGTGGTCGATCCTATCCTTCGCGGTGAAACCGCTGGGCGCAAAGAAGAAGGACATCCTGTACCTCGACACGAGCGCCCGTGCCGATCCGCGTGACGACAGCGAGCTGCTGGGCAAGCTGTGGGAGGTGCTGCACGAGTACGACTTCATCGTCGCACAGAACGGCAAGCGCTTTGACCTCCGCAAGATCAAAGCGCGGCTCATCATGGCCGGCTTCCCGCCGCCGTCCCCGGTCAAGGTGCTCGACACCATGCTGATGGCGCGGCAGGTTGCGGCCTTCACCAGCAACAAGCTGGAGTGGCTGGCACAGTACCTTAGCCGGGTGCCGAAGAACAAGCACAAGGACTTCCCCGGCTTTGAGCTGTGGTCCGAGTGCCTCGCCGGCAACCCGAAGGCGTGGGCCGCCATGAAGAAGTACAACATCCCGGACATCGAGAGCTGTGAGCAAGTCTACATGCGCTTGCGTCCGTGGGTGTCGGGGCATCCGAACGTGGCGATCTTCAGCGACGAAGAGGGGCTGGCCTGCCCGGTCTGCGGCAGCCACAAGGTCGAGCAGGACGGCTACTCCTACACCAATGTCGGGCAATACAACCGATACCACTGCGGCGGCTGCGGCGCATGGAGTCGGGATCGCTACACCATCAACAGCAAGGAGAAGCGGCGCGGGCTGCTGACGAACTGATGAACGAAGGACGCAAAGACGACACCGGCAAGCTGGAGTGGAGCCTGCTGATGCGGGGCTGCTATGCCGGCTTGCGCGGCGTCGTGCAAGTGCTGATGTTCGGTGCGCGTAAGTACGCCTCGGACTCCTGGCAAATGGTGCCCAATGCTCGACAGCGCTACAAGGACGCCCTATACAGGCACTTGTCGAGCATCGAGGAACGTGGCTTCTACGCCATCGATCCCGAGACGGGCTTGTTGGAGTGGTGGCACGTCGCGTGCAACGCGCTGTTCCTCGCCACTTTCGCGGCGCTACCCGACCTGGGGGTCAAGGATGAATGAGCCGCATACCCGGCACCCGCACGCTCTGACGCTAGCCCTGCTGATCGCCAGCTTCCAACGCTTCGGCGATCTGGAAGAGAAGACGCACGACGTGATCGCCCACGCCACCGATCTGGCGGACTACTCCGACGAGCGCAAGGCGGACCTGTACGCCCGCATTGTCGAGAAGGTCACGGCAGCCATGCGCGTCATCGATCTGGAGCAGGCGATCAACTCCTGCCTGTGGGCAAACGAACGGAGGTTCTATGGCGGATGACTACGCCCTGCCGAAGGCAGTGGACTTCAGCAACCTCAGCGCGAAGGCGCAGAAGGCTGTCGTCTACGCCGGCCGCATCCTGCAACCGAAGTGGGACGGCTGCGCGCTGGTCGTGCGGCACCGTGACGGAGTAACGTCCGCCATCAGTGCGAGCGGCAAGCCCGTGCTGTCGTGCGATCACCTCGTGGCGCAGATACTGCGAGCCACCGGCGATCCCCGCTCGTTCACGGCCTGCTGCGAAGTGTGGAACGTGGACATGCAGTTCCAGGAAATCAGCGGCGCATTCCGCAGGCACGCCAATCAGCCGCACCTCGTGGCCCGCTGGTTCGACTTCGCCTTCGACGACCTGCAGCACCTGCCGTACGTCGAGCGCACGGCCTGGATGGATCGCGCTGAAGAGCTGCACTTCGCTGGGCACTCGCTGACGGACAGTGCGGAACACGCATGGGAAACCTCCCGGTACTGGAAGCGCCTCGGCGGCTTCGACGGCGGCATCCTGCGTGACCCCAACGCGCCATTCGTGCTCGGCCGCAGCAAGGGCGAGATCATTAAGCTGAAGCCGCTGGTGTCGCATGACCTGTTGTGCGAGGCGACCATCGTGGACAAGGGCGGCAAGACCGGCCGGGACACGCTGGCCCTGGCCTGCCGCTGGCGCGGTGGGCTGGTGCAGAAGGTAGCGACCGGGCTGACGCACGAGCAGCAAGCGAACCCGGCGCAGTTCCTCGGGCAGATCATCGAGGTGGAAGCCATGGGTTACACCGCCGACGGCCTGCTGCGGGAGCCGCGCTTCAAGGGCATCAGGCACGACAAGACACAACCGGACTTCTGATGGTCAAGTATCTCCTACTCAAGCTGGCCGAAGAGGCCGGCGAAATCGTGGTCGCTGCTGTCAAGCATCGACTGCACCGCACCGATGGGACTCGTCGCAAGCTGGAGCAGGAGATCGGCGATCTCATCGCCATCGTCACACTGCTGACGGCAGGCGAGCTGAACGGCAATCGCATTGACCGGGCCGCCGAGGCCCGTGAGACGCGCGAAGCGCGGAGGGCCAAGAAGCACTGATGGACCTGCCAACCCAAGCGGACATCGAGCAGCGCATGTTCACCGGCGGCATCGAGCGCGCCGAAGGCATGATGCTGCGAGCGGAAGAGTCCGGCCGTGCGAACCAGAATCCGTACGGCAAGGCGATCATGCGGGACTTCATCTTCCCGCTCGCGGACAAGATCAAAGAGGACTGCGCTCCGCATGGCCGACCCGGGCCGCGCGCTGCGCATGTCACGTTGCTTCGTGCGCTGGACGCAGAAGCGGTGGCGTTCCTCGCTGTCCGCGCCACCCTGAATATGTGCATGCAGCACGCGACGAAGGACCATACAACCAACGGAGGGAACCCCGGTGCGAACCATAGAGCGGTTGCGAATCGGATCGGCCATGCAGTTCACGCGGAGCTGGTACTGTCTCAGATTGAGCAGTTCAATCCGGACCTGTACTACACCCTAGCGAACGAGCTGGACCGCCGCAAGTCCAAGGACGAGAAGCACCGCATCGCGATGATGCGTGTGCAGGCGCGTGACGCCGGCATCCTGTGGGATGAGTGGCCGACCGGCGCACGGGATCAGGTCGGGATGTACCTCATGGGCCTGCTTGAACAGGCAGGCATGGTGTCGATCCACTGGCCGGCGCAGAGCCGGGGCCGCAAGCAACTGCCCGGCATCGTCATGATAAGCGACACGGTGTTCGACCGCATCATGCAGATCAAGGGGTTCGTTGCCATCACGCAGCCGATCTACGGGCCGTGCGTTGAGCCCCCCCGCGACTGGACCGCATGGAACAACGGCGGCTTCCACACGGGCACGATGCAGCGCGCGCTGCGCCGGCTGGTCAAGGCGCACCCCAGCGCCCGGCCGTGGGTGTTTAGTGAGCCGGCGCCCATCGTGTGGGACGCAGCGAACATGCTGCAGCGCACGGCATGGCAGGTCAATACGGACGTGTACGACGTGGTCATGCAGCTCGCTAAGGCTGGAGTGGGCACGAAGGAGATCGCCACTCAGCACGCAGTGCCCAAGCCCGAGCGCCCGGCGTGGCTTGACGAGAGCATCAGCAAAGAGCTGATGTCCCCCGAGCAGGCCGACGAGTTCAAGAAGTGGAAGCATACGGTTGCCGAGTGGCACACGCAGCGCAAGCTGGCAGGCATCCGGGATGCGCGCTTCTATGCCGCCACACGCATGGCGTACGAGTTCAAGGATCACCCGGCCCTGCACTTCGTCTACTTCGCGGACAGCCGGGGCCGCTTCTACCCACTGACCTATGGAATCAACCCTCAAGGCTCGGACCTCCAGAAGGCGCTGCTCCGATTCGCCGTTGGTAAGCCGCTCGACAGTGCGGAATCGATCCGCTGGTTCCACATACTTGGCGCCAATAAGTTTGGCTTTGACAAGGCTACGCTGTCACAAAGGTTCATGTGGGCGCACGAGCGGCGGGAGTGGATTCTGCACATCGTTTCAGATCCACTCAATCACAGAGAGTGGCTCGACGCAGGAGACCCTCTGCAGTTTCTTGCTTGGTGTTTCGAGTATGCCGACTGGGTCGCAGATCCGGACGCATTTCGATCACACCTCCCTGTCAACATGGATGGAAGTTGCAACGGACTCCAGAACCTTAGCGCCATGCTACGTGACGAAGTCGGGGGCCACGCCACGAATCTCACCGACAATGAGACGATGGAAGATATCTACCGACTCGTGGCAGAAGCTGCAGTCGTCCGGATGTCTGCCGCCGAGTGTGCTGACCCCCGGCTCGAAGCCGTTCGACGGAAGTGGCTGGCACACGGCGTAAGCCGCAGCGTGGTGAAGCGCTCGGTGATGACGACGCCCTACGGGGTGACGAAGCGCAGCGCGACGGACTACGTCATCAGCGACTACCTCGCCAAAGAGCCGACACCATTCGCCCGTGAAGAGTGGCGAGACGCGGCCAAGGTGCTGATGGAGCATGCGTGGCCCGCCATCGGAGACATCGTGGTCAAGGGTCGGCAGGCTATGGACTGGCTCAAGAAGGGCGCACGCAAGATCGTCAAGGAGTTCCCAGCAGATGCTGATCCTGTCATCACATGGCGGACACCCTCCGGGTTCCCTGCCTCTCAGGCGTACTACGAAGTCAACGAGCATCGGATCAACACACGATTGGCTGGCACGGAGACGATCAAGATCGTTGTGCATAGTGAAGCGGAGGACCCCGATCCAACTCGTCATAGCAGCGGTCTGGCCCCGAACTTCGTGCACAGTCTCGATGCCAGCCACCTCCACCGGGTGGCAGCTCGATGTCTACACGAGGGGGTGGCATCCCTTATGGCTGTCCATGATGACTACGGCACACACGCTGCCGACGCACAGCAGCTATTCGACCTGATCCGTCAGGAGTTCGTCGCCATGTATACCACCCGCGATCCTGTGGGTGAACTGTTCAACCGGTTCCCTATGCTCGGCGAGCCGCCGTCTATGGGTAGCCTAGACATTCAGGAGGTTCTACGCAGTGACTTCTTCTTCTCTTAGCCGGGGCCTGAGCACGGCCCTTGGCCGCATCCGTGGGGCATGGCTGGTCCTTACTGGCGGGGTATTGGAACCCAGTACGCCTAATGCAACTCCTGGGGAGGTGGTAGTACACCGGCTAAGCCAACAATCCATGGCACTGCTGGAGAAGAGACTACCCAAGCCCATGCTAGGCGGCACTGGCACCAACGACCCCATATACGCTGGCTACATGCTGGGCGTGCAGCGGGTACTGACAGACCTCCGTGAAGGATTCGGACGATGAGGCTAGGTAACCAGCATGACGCCAGGGCCATAGTGGATGCACTGGCGGATCTGCAGACCAAGAGCCCCAACCCGCAGATGCAGTATAGCGACATCATGGCTGCAGAGCTGGGGGTACGGGACTTCATCCACAGGAACAAGTGCCTGATCCTGGGTGACTATGCTGTACTCTTCGAGGTGGGCAAGGTCTGGTACAGCAACACGGAGTTCCTATTCGAGCAGCTTCTCATCCGCTACAAGCGGGACGAGGGCAACAGCGTGCAGGACGCTGTGCAAGGACTGGAGCTGTTTGCGAAGGAATACGGGTGCTCGGTACTGATCGTTGGTGACACGCAGATCGGGCACATGACGAAGGTGTATACGGAAGCGGGGTTCACTCCGATAGGTACGCAGCTTCTCAAACAACTCTGAAAGGAACTACGGCATGGGATTCTTGAAGCGAATCACTGGTGTCGCAACGCAAGTGAGGGCCAATCAGCAGAATGCTGCCGCGCTCACTGCGGCGGCTAAGGCTAACTCGGAAGCTGCTACTAACGCAGCCATCGATCAGGCCCGCACTATCGCCGAGCAGCAGGCAGCGAGCACGGCAAGGGATGCTGCTATCGCCCGTGCCAAAGAATTGTCCTCCACTCCGATGGACAGTGCGGATGTGCAACTCGAAGCGACGAGCAGCGAATCTGCAGCGGCAGCGACACGCAAGAAGCGAGGACAGTTCGGCAGAGACTACATGAGTGGGGTGAGCATCTAATGCGATCCTCAACTGCTGCCGGTATCTGGAATGAGCTGCAAGCAGATCGGTCGAACGTTCTCACGAAGGCAGAGCGCTATTCGGCGCTCACCATCCCCACGTTGCTGATGCCCCAGGGCATGACGACGGATCGGGAAGAGAACACGCACGACATGCAGAGCATCGGCGCCCAGGCCGTGAACCACCTGACCAACAAGGTCATGCTCGCCATGTTCGCCCCAAGCCGCCCGGCCATGCGCCTGGAGCTGGGAGCGAAGACGAAGAAGCAGGCTGCCGCCAACAAGGTCGATCCGACCCAGGCACTCAGCACCATCGAACGCGAGGCGTCACAACAGCTCGACAAGAAGGCCCTACGGCCGGCCCTGTACCGCACTATCCGGCTGCTCATCGTCACCGGCAATGCGCTGCAGCTACGAGAGAAGGACGCCATGCGCGTCTTCAGCATCCGCAGCTACTGCGTCAAGCGGACCATCGACGGTCGTATCCACACGCTGATCGTCAAGGAAGATATCTGCGCCGACGAGCTTGAGCCGCAGATCCGCGAAGCTGCGGGCCTGTCGGCCGACCGTGAGGCTAAGGTCGCGTACTATAGGCTCATCAAGCTGATGGCTGATGGCCGGTACGAAGAGAGCCATCACATTGACCAGCGCCCGCTCGGCGACGAATTCACGAGCATCTACACTGCGGAGAACTCCCCGTGGGATGCGCTGTGCTGGTCCCGCTCCGACGATGCCAACTACGGCGTTGGTCAGGTCGAGGAATACGCCGGCGACTTCGAGGCCCTCAGCACCTTGTGTGAGAGCATCGTGGATGGTGGCGTGGTGGGAACTGAGGTGCGCTGGCTGGTCAACCCTGCCGGCATCACCCAGGTCGATGACCTGAAGGGCAGCAAGAGCGGCGACGTACTCCCGGGCAGGCCCGAGGACGTGAACGCTGTCAGCCCGCAGATCGACAAGGCCATGGACATTGCGCTCAAGGTATCCCAGCATTGGGAACAGCGCGTGGCTCGCGGCTTCCTTCTGACCTCCGCCCTCACCCGCAACGCCGAGCGCGTCACGGCTGAAGAGATCCGGATGACGGCGATGGAACTGGAGACAGCCCTCGGTGGCGTGTACTCGTTCCTTGCCCATGCGCTGCAGCTCCCGCTGTTCCGCTGGCTGTGCAAGCTGGCTGGGCACGATCTGACGAAGACGGACATCGAACTCGTCGTGGTCACTGGCCTCGCTGCGCTGTCCCGCACTGGTGATCTGGAGAACCTCGCGCAGGCTTTCGATCTGCTCGGCAAGTTGGCGACTCTCCCCGAGCCGCTGCTGGCCCGGATGAAGTTCGACAAGTTGGCGACGGACGTTGGCGCAGGCTTCAACGTGGACATGACGCCGTACCTGATGAACGACCAAGAGTTCAGCACCGCACAAGCTCACGCCGCTGTGGGCCGTGCCGCTGAAGCAACCGTTACCGCTGCCGGTGAATCCGCAGCTCAACAAGGAACCCAATGACAGAAGCAGTCGCCGCCCCTGCGGCACCAGCAGCCCCCGGCACTCCCGAGATCGTCGCACCTATTGCGGCTGTCCCTGCTGTCCCCGCCGCGCCGGCCCCCGGCGCCTTGGAGATCGCTGACCCGGTAGCGGAAGCTGCAAAGGCTGCGGCCGAAGCGGCGGCCAAGCCTGCCGAGGTGTTCACGTACACCCCGAGCGGTGACCCCGGCCTGGATCTGGCCCTCGACTTCGTCGGCAACCTCGGGTTCGGCCCGGCTCATCCCGCCATCAAGGCGGCCGAGGCCGGCGACTTCAGCCAGCTCGACGCCGCGCTCAAGGCGATGGGCGACAAGGCCAAGGGATTCGAGAAGGTGCTGGCTGCTGGCAAGGCCGGATTCGAGCGGATCGACACGGCCGGCAAGGAGCGGGCAGGCAAGACCACTGCCGCGATCCACGAGATCGTGGGCGGCCCTGACCAATGGGTGAACATCCAGAAGTGGGCCGGCGAGAACGCTACCCCCGACGAGCGTGCTGCGGTGAACGCTGCCCTCAAGGCGGGTGGCATCGTGGCGAAGGCCGTGGCCCGCGAGCTGCACGGGCTCTACATGAAGAACCCCACGGCAGAGAAGGCCGGTGCTCCGGTGCGCGCCCCTGCTGCACCCACGGCCACGACCGGCTCGAATGCACTCAGCCCCCGCGAGTACACCGCCGAGGTGGCGAAGCTGTCCGCAAAGATGGGCGGCCGCATGGAGCAGTCCAACGAGTATCGCGATCTGCAAGCACGTCGGCAGGCATGGCGTGGCGGGAAATAATCCGGTACGCCTAATGCAGACCGTTGCCGCAATCGCGGCTCACAACCTTTAAGGAGTACGCCGCAATGGCTCTCGACGATGTCTACAATGTAACCCACCCAGGCCAGCGCGGTGCGACCGGCGCGGTCAACGCCCAACACATCGAAGAGTACACCGGTGTTGTGGAAGCCACCATCGAACGGCTCTCCGTTCTGGCTCCCCACATCCCGATGCGCTCGGTTCGTGGCACCTCCATCTTCTCGAACTTCGGCGTCGGCGAGTCCGCGCTGCAGAAGGTCGTGCCCGGCGCCGCGCCTGACGGCACCGTGAACAAGTTCGGCAAGAACTCCGTGACCGTGGACACGCTGGTCCTGGCCCGCTCGGCCTTCCCGCTGCTGGAAACCTTCCAGGTCAGCTACGATGCCCGCGCCGAAGTCGGCCGTGAGCACGGCAAGAAGCTCGCCAAGTTCACCGACCAAGCGCTGTTCATCGCTGCCCTCAAGGCCGCCGCTGCCACCCAATCGGCCTACGCCGGCCTCACCTCGGGTGCTGGTCACTCGGGCGCCTCGCAGGTGGTCATGTCGAACGCCTCCGACTACCTCGACCCGGCCAAGCTGCTCTCCTACCTCGATGACCTGTTCATCAGCATGGAAGCCAAGGACGTGGACCCGGTGGCCGAGAACCTGATGATCGTGTCCAAGCCCGAGCACTGGTATCGCCTGTCGCAGAACGAGCTGCTGATCAACACGCAGTACGTCACCGCCAACGGCACCAAGCTGGACAACGTTCCGGTGCTGAAGGATCGCGGCGTCCCCGTGCTGAAGTCCAACAACTTCCCCGGCGGCGAGACGATCACCGGCCACCTGCTGTCGAACTCGGACAACTCGAACTTCTACGACGGCGACTTCACGAAGACCGTCTTCGGCGTGTTCGGTCCCCGTGCCATCCAGGCCGGCGAAACCATCCCGCTGACCACGTCGGTGTACTGGTCGCAGGAATACCTGCAGTGGCTCGTGGACGCCTACACCTCGTTCGGCGCCGGCCCGAACCGCGTCGAGTACGCTGGTCGGATCGACAAGCCCTAATCAGTAGCCCGGCCGTGCCGTAAGTGCTACCAGTCCCCCGCCCTCACAGGTGGGGGATTTTTTCTTTTACGCGCGGAGGCTATATGCAGACCCTCGACGTTATCAATCAGTGCTTGGCGACCATGGGCGAACGGCCCATTGCAGCGCTAAACACCCCACATCGTTTCTTGGATGCAGCCAAGTCTGTACTGAACACCAAGCGCAGGGTACACCTTGCACTCGGCTGGTGGTTCAACACTGAAACCAACATACTAGCCCCGCAAGCCGTAACCGGTTACGTCATACTCGGCAATGACGTGATGAACGTAAAGCCGGACGTGTGCAACTCGCAGTACGTTGTTCGTGGGCTCAAGTTGTATGACAAAGACTTGGGCAGTTACGAAATAGGAAAGAGCCTCACTGTTGAGGTAATTCGGGACATCCCCTTCGAGGACATTCCCGAAAGCGTGGCACAGTATATCGCTGCTGAGGCCGTGCTGCAGTTTCAGTCAGACTTCGACGGCGACAGTGACAAGCGCCGCAAGTTGTCAGACTCCCGTGATCGTGCTTTGATCCTGGCGAACGCCGATCAGACCCGTTATTCACAAGCCAACTTCCTGACGCAGAGTGCGCGTCTTCAAGCCATTAAGGCGCGCATGCGCCGAAGGATCTACTGATGAAGGTCGAATCCGCATACCCGACCCTACAGCTCGGGGTCACCCAGCAGGCGCCGAGCGTGCGGCTTCCTGGCCAACACACGGCACAAGACAACATGCTCCCTGATCCTGTGCAGGGGGTAACCCGCAGGCCAGGGAGTCAACAGATTGCAGTCGCAGCGGGTGGTGTGCCCGGTCTGGATCTCAGCACGATGCGGCAGCACCCCTTCAGCTACGCTAACAAGGACTATCTTGTGTGTGCACCAGAATCAGGGTATCAGGCAATGGGTGCCCCCTTTCTGGTGTTCAACATAACGGACAAGCGCTTCGAGAACGTGGTGTTCGATACTGCGGACACCGGAGTAACGACACTGATGCAGTCAGGTCTTAGCGCTATAGCCAGTGTCGGCAAGTACGTGTTCGCAAGTGGCAACGACAGCCGCATGCTCGCAACTAGCGTCGCAACCTGGGGAGACTCCGGGGTTGACAACTTTGGTCGGGCGGTTCTATGGGTGCGGGCCGGGGTCTACAGCCGCACTATCAAGGCGACGGCCACCCTCGCTGACGACAGCACGGTAACCTTCTCCTACACCACCCCGAGCAGCGCGTTCAGTGGCACCCTAGACACGAGCCACGTGCCCGTGTTTGCTGCAGATCCCTCCGGGGGTACGCAGGCTGACACTGAGGCCGCGTATGTGGTTGAATATCCAGCAGGTAGCGGCACTGGGCGACACGAGTTGAACTGGTACGAATGGTCCCCTAGCGGACTGTCCGTAAACCGGGCAGGCGTGCCATTGACCAACGTGCATCCTGCAGCACCCAGCGGGAACAACGAATACGCCTGGAACTCTGCGGACCCCCGCTATGTGTTGTTTGATTTCTTCAATCCCACCATCCCTCTAACGATCACGTATACGCACAACAAGACCGTCCCAAATCCGAACTACAGCAAGATAGTTAGTGACATCACTAACGCATACAATTCTGCTCTGACGCAGTGGATCGTGTCTTCCGCTGAGGCTGTGCAGGCATCCGCGATAGCCGAACAGTTGCGCCTCGCTGCCGTTTCGGCCGGCTGTACTGTATCCCGCGTAGATGGGCATCTGCTGTTCGAGGGGATGAAGGCACTAACCGTAGACGACGGCGGAGACGGTTCTCTAGTGCTGGCTGTGGCAAACAACATTCAAGACGTTGCCGACCTGACCAAGAAGCACTGGATCGGGAAGGTTGTGCGTGTGCGCCCAGTTAGTAGCTCCGAGGCCTTCTACATGAAGGCCATCGCGTCCAACGACGGTGACACTGGCTGGGCAGACGTTAAGTGGATTGAGGGAACTGCCTTCGAGCACACGCTCAGTGGGGGCCTGATATATGGGGTTCCAAGCGGGAACAACTTCTACGTTGCCAGCAGCGCGTCCGGGCTTTCAGCATTGCTTCCTGGTGTGCACCCAACCTATACGGTAAGCACGGCAGGTGACTTGGACACAAGCCCGCTACCGTACTTTGTTAACAGAAAGATCAGCTACCTCGGGGTGTTTCAGGATAGACTCCTAATCGGCAGCGGAGCAGTAATTCGTGCGAGTAAGATTGGGGAGTATCTCACATTCTTCAGGTCCAGTGTGCTCACTGTGCCCGCCGATGACCCGCTGGAAATGCTGTCACAGGGCACTGACGACGACGTGATACGATTCGGCTGTCTCTATAACCGCAGTCTAGTGCTGTTTGGCAAGAGGCAGTACATGATTAACGGGGCCATCGCGCTAACCCCAACATCGGCGATCATGCCTGTCCTGTCAAGCCACTCTGGCGCAGACGACGTGCAGCCTGTGGCTACTGGTGGATACGTCTTCTACGTGAAGCGTAACTTGACCGGCAGCGGGGTACACCAACTGCAGCCCGGGAGGAACAGCGACGAGGCGGAAAGTTTCTCGATAAGCTCGCAGTTAGACGCCTACATACCCCCGAGTGCGCAGACGATCATCGATGTGCCGTCACCAAGCATGCTGATCGTGAGAGCAGGCGACAGCCGAAGGGTGTGGGTCTACAAGTACCTTGACACCCCGGAAGGTCGCGTACAGGGGGCGTGGTATCGCTGGACATACGGAGAAGGGAACGGGCAACTTGTGGCGGTATGGGCTACACCCGACGGTGTGCTGCTATTGTGGCAGCGCGACCTGTCATGGGTTGCTGACATACAGCCCCTGACGACAGACGATCGCTCTAGGCCGTACCTAGACAGTATGGTTGAATACACCGCTGACTCTGCGAGAGACGCAGTCGCGTATGACCGCACAAGCGAGCATTTCCTCTACGGCGACGTGTGGAACAACGCTGCGGCCCTGATCGACACCTTCGGGAGTAATGGCCTACAGTCGGGCTTCTTGAACGATTCGTTCATCACTCTCTCTCCAGTATACGCACGAGACAATCGCGACAAGGCGCGGCTATCCGGCCGCACGGTTGTTAGTATGGTGAACGTGAAGATGAAAAGCAGTGCCGGCTTTGTCGCAGTCATAGCGGACGCTGACCGGGAAGAGACTATAGAGCAGACGTACAACGCCGAGCTTGAGGGGATCGCAGATCCTGACGAGGTGGCACTGACGAGCGAGCGTGTGCCGGTCAGCATCGGCTGCGAGACTGAGGCGTACGAGCTGACGCTCAAGGCGCGCGACTGGTTGCCTCTGACGATATCCAGCATCGACTGGACAGGGCAGTATTTCAACAGCACCCCGAGGATCTAACTATGGGACAGATGGCAATGGGGCAGGCAATCGCCGGCGCCGGTCAGGCTCAGAATCAGGGGTGGATCGACCGCTCAGAAATTCGTGCCAACAATGCAGTAGCTAAGGCAAACGCCCGCGCTGAGAACCTGACCCGCTCGGGGCAGAACCTACTGCAGGCGGCGGCTAACTCGCTTGCCCGATTCAACCAGTCGCGCAACAACCAGGAGCTGCTGAAGTCCGGTGGTGAGCAGGTTGCGGCGCTGCTGACCAATGCGGCCCGCGCCGATCAGGCAATGCTGCGCCAGGGCTTCGAGGGCGCCATCCAGCACTCCGAGCAGATGGGCATGCAGGCTGCCATGACGGCGGCCAGCGGCGCGGGCGGGACGGTGATCGATGACGTGAACGGCGCTTCGGCGCTGCGGTACGCCAGGGCTCGCGGCGCTGCCGAGGACTACCGTACCACGGTGATCCACGATACGGTGGTCAAGGCGACAGCGATCATGGAGCAGACGCAGAGCAGCATCAACAACGGTGTGATCTTTGACAACGTCGATTACCGCACCAGCGTTGCGCAGACGAAGGCAGAACCTAACCTCGCGGCGAAGGTGATCCTCGGAGCAGCGGATGCCGTGTTCGGCAGCAGCGGCAAGGGGCCGGGCGGGTTCGGCAGCAGCAATGACACGCTGAAGGTGGACGAGAACCAGACCTCTGCCGAGGTGGCGCGCCTGATGCGCTACGAAGCGGCGGCCGCGATGAACAAGCAAACCTCTGCGGAGGACACCTATGGCGAGGCCCTGAGCAGCGGCAGCACCTTCAACGTCGGCGACACCCAACAGGTGTATAGCCAATACCTTAGCATCGGAGAGACCTGATGGCACAACAAGAGAACGCGCTCGGCGCCCCGACCGAGGGCCTCGGCCAGACAGTGACCTTCGCGCTGAGGGGCGTGGAAGGGGCACCGCAGATCGACGCGCTGGGGCCGGCGCACATCCGGCAGGACATCAGCGGCGGACAGTCGGGTGCGCTTGAGCTGCAAGGCGGCGTTGTCCGCCAGCCCAACGACCCGACGATGGCCCTGCTGCTGAAGGTCGGTGAGGGCATCATGGCCCCGCAGATCGAGAAGCAGCGCAAGGATGCGTACCTGCTCGGAATGCAGAAGGCGCGGGCCGGTCAGGCCATGCTGGACATCGCCGAAGAGCAGCCGTGGTACTCGAAGATTTTCGGGGATTCGGATGTCGTAGCCGGTGCCCGCGCGTTCACGCAGCAGACGAAGGCGCAAGAGGCCGTGCTCGCACTGCAGGAGCAGATGCCCGAGCTGCGCAAGAAGGGCCTGGACGAGGCGCGTGCAGTGATGACCAGCATGGTGGACAAGTCGATGACCGGCGATGCCGAGACCGACGTGTTCCTCATGAACAGCTTCTCCCGCACGATGCCCGGTCTGATGGCGACCCACGCCCGCGAGCACTACAAGTACACGCAAGAGCAGGCCGTGGAGACGCACGGCAAGATGCTTGCGAGCGGCGCGAAGCTGCTGCAGGCGCAGGCCGGCGAGCACTTCCGCAACGGCACGGACTCGCTGGAGTACGACTCCGCAAAGGCGCAGTACCTGGGCCTGATCGCACAGCCGGCCGGCATGGAGGATGAGGCGTACGAGAAGGCGCTGTCGCAGCACATCGTTGCCACGGCAGAGAACGGGGACTTCCACGCCATCGCGGTGATGCGGGAGTCCGGTGCTATTGATCGGCTGCCCGAGAAGACGCGGGCCACGATCCTGCGCACTATCGACGTGAACGAGCGGCAGCTCCCGAGCGGCCCGCAGGGTGACGAGTTCGCAGACCGGCTGTACCAGATCCGGCAGCTCGCGCACAACATCCGCGTGAACGACGGCCCCATCGTGGACCCCTCCGTACTGCGCAGGCAGTACGAGCAGATGAACGCGGATTGGATGCGCGTGTCCGGCAGCACCCGGCCGATGGTGGACAAGAAGGTCCAGGCCAGCGAGGCTGTGCAGATGGCCGACGAGATCCAGCAGGCCATGGACAAGGATCACCGGGAGCGCATGGCGGCGGCACGTGAGGCAGCGCGCGAGGCGAAGCTGAACCGGCTTCTATCGCTGCAGTCGGCCGCTGCGGGCGACCGCGAGAAGGCGGGCACCACCGCTTGGAACATGGCGAACCCGGCCTCTGTGCTGTTCGGCGCCGACAAGCTGAAAGAGGACGAGGTGAACTCCCTCATCAGCACGCAGATGGCCCCGCTACTCATGAAGCCCGGCGCGCTGACTCCCGACGAGGAACAGCAATACTTCCGACTGGGCGCCTTCATGAGTGTAGGCGCCGGGGACAACTTGGTCAAGGCCATCCTTGCCCCGATGTACCAAGCCGCGAAGACCGCAGGCAATCCGACTACCCCGCAGTTCGCTGCAGTGTACGACAACTACCTGCGCATGCGCAAGGTGAACCCGCTGGCCCTCGGCCATATGTTCGACGGTGAGACGCTGAAGGAACTGAATATGTTCTACCAGCAGCACCCGAACCCGGTGACACGAGACGCGAGCGGAAACCCCGGCATCAGCATGGCCGCCGTCAGCGCCTTCGCCTCGGCCATAGATCCTAACACCAAGCTGCCGAAGCAGGTGCTGGACAAGAAGGAGCACTCGGCCCTAGTCGCCCAGGTGGTGAAGGACCAGAGCTTCTGGCAACCGGAAATGATGGGCGGCTCGCCGGACATCAGCAAGGTGCAGGCCGACCGCATCGCCTTGCGTATGAACGCGCAGATCGAAGCGCTGCTACCCTCCGTGGGCGGCAACGTGGAGCTTGCGACTAAGCAGGCGTGGTCCACGTTCACTGAGCAGGGCGGCCGGATCATCGGCGGGTACGAGGTCACAGATCGCTCGCTGAAGGGCAAGCAAGACTGGCAGATATTCGCACAGGATGATCCTAACGTCGTGTTCCCGAACGAGCCCGGCATCATCGGCAAGGGCTTCAAGGACTACGTGCGCAAGCGCGTGGAGACTGTCGGCGGGGAGCACCCCGATGACGCGGTCATCCAGCCCACCGGCGACGGCAAGAGCTTCAGCATCCTGACGACAACCCGCGACGGCAAGCAAGCGTCGATCCCCGGATCGTACGCGGCGGCTGGTGCACTGTTGCACCACAAGGCCGAAATGCGCAAGCGCGGTACACCCGCTGTGCCGGAAGGCAATCAAGAACTGCAAGCATGGCGTGACAGCCTGAAGTAAGGAAACCAATGAGCAAGAAGATCAAGGGCGCCCCGGGCTCCCTCCCTATTACCCTCGAACAGCCGGAAGCATCCGGAGTGCAAGAGGATCTCGCAGGCGCATACGCTGCGGCTGCCGAGCAAGAGAGGCAGTACCAAGCGTCAGGGCTGACTGACAAAGCTCAGGCTGCCTTCCGCACCAGCGGGTTGACTTCTCTGCTCATCGATTCCCTGAACCGGCCCGACTTCGTTGACGAGCCGGATTGGGTCACGCCATCTGCGGAACTGCAGGGCTACACCGAGAACGAGCAGGAGCAACTGCGAGAAGCGCGCAGCCGGCACGAGTTCAACTTCGAGCGCAGCATGATCGGGTACGCCCGTGCTGACCAAGAGGAACTCGGCCGAAGCGGCGCGGGTACGGCATTCGCTGCGTCCATGATCGCCGGCTTCCCTGAAGCCATCCTAACGGGCAAGGCGTTCGGCCTGCCGTTCCAGGCAGCGGCCCGGAGCAAGAACCTCGTCACGGCCGTCAAGGCGAGCGCTGCGTCGAACATCGGTGGCAACATCGCGGCTACGGCGCTGGAGGATGCGTTCAGCCACCGGGTTAGCAAAGAGGACTACGTGATGGGCGCAGCCTTCGGCGCATTCGGCACGGGCCTGGAAATGCTCGGGCACTGGCGCGGCAAGGGCGGCACGGCCATGGAGGCAGCCGTTCGCGACAGCGCGGAGCGTCGAGGCAAGGCAGAGGCGCAGGCCATCGAGAACCTCGGCCCGAACGCCGACCCGAAGAAGGTCGCGGCTGAAGCAACACGCATCGAGACAGCCTCACTGATCGAAGACCAGCGAAGCGCTACGGCCCCTCTCGGCGACGATAGGAAGTTGCTGCCCGATCTGGAGAAACTGCGTGCTGACGAAGAGGCGGCCGAGGCTGCCGCAGCGAAGGCGCAAAGTTCCGATGGCGTGGTGGAGTTGCGAGGTTACCAGGGCGACCTGACTGACCCCCGCCTCTACACGAAGTCGGTGAACGGCAACGAGACGCGTCCGCTTGTCAAGAACACGCTGTCTGCGCGTGACCTACTCACGAAGGTAGGCGAGAACGAGAAGGCACCGGAGCTGGTGCGATCACTCGCTACCCGCCTGCTGGGCACGCTGGCAGAGCAGGACGTGGAGGTACACATTGTCGCTGCGAAGGACATGCACACGATCAATCCAGGCAGCAACCGGGCACACTACGATCCGAACAGGCACATGGTGTTCCTGGCCCCCGGCGATCTGCGTGCGGGCAGCGAGCACGTCATCACACACGAGCTTGCACATGCGGCCACGGCACACAAGCTGTCGCTGGCCTCACAGGCCCCCGAGGGCTCTGCACTTCGACAGACAGCGGCCGACATCGGCGCACTGCGCAAGCAAGTCACGGACGCCTGGGAGAAGGCAGGCAAGCCGGACGACAACAACGGCATAACCAAGTACCTGCTGAAGAACGACCATGAGTTCGTTGCCGGGTTGTACTCGGGCAAGAGCACGTTCACCGACTTCCTGAAGAGCGTCAAGGTCGAGGGCGGCGCAACCGCGTTCAACAAGTTCGTTGAGGCTGTGCGCCGGCTGCTCGGCATCCCTGATGAGCAAGCCGACGCCTTCACTCACGCGCTGAACCTCAGCGAGAGGCTGATCGATACGAAGGCCGTAGTCAAGCTCGGCGAGCAAGGGAGTAACCTGCGCGAGGTTGTGCATGCCCCGCCGGCAAGGCCAGGAGCTACCCCGGTTGACTTGTCCTTCCTTCAAGACCCCATCGCCACGAAGTACGGACTCGACGCACTGCCAGTGGACACCGCAACCCGCCGCGCAGAGGCGCGAGCGATGATCGAGCTGTACCGCAAGGCAGATGACCCGAAGGCCATATGGAACAACGTGGACCAGAAGCGGCTGGACAACCTGCTGCAGCACACGCCCGCGCTGGGCTCTACTGGCTTGCAGATGCTGCGGAGCGAGAACCCTGTCGCTCGTATGTTTGGTTCCGAGTTGCTCGAAACAACGACCGGCGCGGGTGGCCGCAAGAGTACCGCTGCCCTGGCGAAGTACCTGATCGAGCGCAAGCTGATGGGCAACGTCATCAACGAGTACCAGTCGGCGTATCGCGAGTGGCGTAACGCCTCAGGCGGCAGCATCACGGAGGACTACTTCAAGGGCAAAATGTGGGAGCGTTTCAACCGCGCCGTTGCCGAAGAGATCGAGGCCCGCCGTGACCCGGAGCACGCGAAGCGCGAGGACCGTAACCCGGCCGTTGTCGCCGCCGCTGACCGCATCGAGGCAGGCTTTGAGCGTGCCCGTTCGGAACAGGTGAACACGAAGACGACAGGATGGGCAGCACTGCCTGAGACATCGACCGGCTACCTGCCGCACAAGCTGTCCGCATCCAAGGTGCGCCAGCTCTCGAAGGCACAGCAGCAGGCGCTTCACAGCGCGCTGGTTGACCAGTTCGTGGACATCGAAGGCTGGGACATGAGCTTCGCGGCCAACCTCGCCAGCAAGTACATCGAGCGCATCCGCAAGCGTGCGCTTGGCGGCTACGCCAGCGACATGGGCCGGCACTCGCCCGGAGCGGCTGACGTGGTACAGGACGCGCTGGAGGCCATGGGCATGGCGCCTGATGAGGTGCGCGCGCAGATGCAGAAGTACATGCGCGGTGCACCGGGGCACACGAAGAAGCGGATCAACCTCGACTTGACGCGCGAGTACACCGACGAGGCCGGGCAGTCCTTCAAACTGCTCGACCTGTTCGATACCGACGTGCTGGGGCTCGTGCGTGCACAGTCCCGCCGCGTGAGCGGTGAGGTTGCGCTGGCCCGGCACGGCATCATGGGCAAGTCTGGCCTGAAGCTGATCCGGCAAGCGATGGAGTTCGGGGACAACGGCAGCAAGGCGCAGCTCTCCGAGTTCGACGCCTTCGATCAAGTGTCCGCAGAGTTCCTCGGCGAGCCGTTCGGTAACTACGGCGGCAAGTGGATGAACCGCGCCATGCAGCTCAACAGCCTCGTGCGCCTCGGTGGCATGGGCTTCACCCAGGCAGCGGAGACCATCAACGCTGCGGTGCACCTCGGCATGGGCCGGGCACTGTCGGTGATCGGCGGGTTCGGCCGGCTGCGCGGCGAAGCTGTGAAGCTCGCCAAGGGCGAGAAGGTGGACAGCATCCTCAACAGCATCGAGACGATGGGCGGCGCCGAGTTCGGAACGGACAGCTACAAGCTGGTCTTCCCGTTCGAGAACCCGGACCTGCAGTACGCGGTGCACGGGGTGGACACAGCACATGCTGCCGACCGGCTGCTGAGTGGTGGCATCCATGCACAGGGCAAGCTCTCGTTCTGGCGTGCTATCCATGCAGCGCAACAGCGCGGCGTGGCAGAGCAGATCGTGCTGAAGTCCCTACGGTACATTCGCGATGGGATCGAAGACACCGCGCTCGCCGACATGGGCATCACGAAGCAGGTTGCTTCCGACATGCGCGCAGAGCTGGGCAACATCGCACAGTTCGACGGCGACGGCAGGGTCACGCACTTCGACATCACGAAGATGGAGAACCTCGAATCCGCCGATGCGTTCGTGCAGTCCGTGCATCGTGGTGTGGGGCAGATCATTCAGGGCACCTTCATCGGTGAGACCGGCAAGTGGGCGCACGAGGGTTACCTCAAGCTGCTCACGCAGTTCCGCACCTTCAGCCTGACCAGCGTTGAGAAGCAGTGGGCGCGCAACCGCGCGAACTACGGCCTCGCGTCGTCGGTCGGCATACTGATGGGATCGATGGCTGCGTGTGCTCCTATCTACTTGGCGCGTACTTACCTCACCAGTATAGGCCGCCCGGATCAGGACGAGTATCTCCGCAAGAAGCTGGACCCGTGGGTCATGTCACGCGCTACCTTGAACTACGTCGCTATGTCCGGCCTCGCGCCCGACTTCATCGACGCGATGGCAGGTATCGCAGGAGTATCGACAACCGGCGGCCGGATCGGCACTGGATCGGAGTTCGTCGGCTCTGTCGTCGCCCCTGCGGCGGGACTGCTGGACGATATGTATAAGGCGATCCAGAACACCAAGGAGGGCACCGACCTACACGGTGTTGTAGAGAACCTACCGCTTGCGAAGTTGCCGATGCTGCTTCCTGTCATAAACCTGTTAGATGAGTAGCGGAACCTGGGGGCTTATGCCCCGGTAATCCGGTACGCCTAATGCAAACCTGAGGGCTTAACAACATGGTACAACGAATCACGCAGGTCGAATATCCGGGGGATGGGACCACCACGCTGTGGGACTTCAACTTCGACGGCGGATATATCGACCGTGCCCACGTTAAGGCCAAGATGGTCAACGTGACAACCGAAGTAGAGACGGACATCCCGGTGTCCTCCGCAATGTTCGTGAGCGACTACAGGCTCACCGTCGAGCCGGCGATCCCGATCGGCTACAACCTCGTCATATACCGCGCGACTCCTACCATCCCGTTGGTATCCTGGCCGACTCGCGCCAGGATAGACCGGGAGGGTCTCGACCTCACAGCGAAGCAGGGGCTGTTCGTAGCCGCAGAGCAGAAAGAGGCCGTGCCGCTCACTGCCCTGACCTTGCAAGATGCGATCAACGCCCGTGACGCCGCCCTAGTTGCTGCGAGTGCGGCCGAGGACAGTGCAGAGGCGGTACTCGAATCTACCGTGACCAGCGTTGCTTTTGGTGCCGTTGGTGACAACGTGACTGACGATACGGCTGCCCTGAATACCGCCATCACATGGGCGCTCGCGAATGGCGCAGTGCTTGACTGGCCGGTCGGGACGTATGTGGTTACGGCTAACCTCCCCTCACTCCATTTGGTGCGTCACCGTGGTGCGGGTAAAATTCGCCGTGGAACGGATGTGTTCTATCCGGACCCCGGGTCAGCAGACTCCAATACCCTCTATGTCTCGACGACGGGCACGTCAACCAACGACGGGTTAACTCCCGACAAGGCGCGTAGGCCACAGCAAGCACTCGACGTGCTCACAAACTACGGGCCGGCGCTTAATGGCTTCTGGAACGTGGTTCTTGCTGCGGGTGTATACACAGACACTAGCATGGACTATCCGACCGGACTGCTTTCGCGCAATCCGGTAATCATCCGTGGTCCAGTTGTTGGGCACCCTAACATGCCCACCGCTAAGTTCATCCCGGCGAGCCCGGGATCATCGGGCATTGAGTTCTCCGGATTGTGCACGGTTACCCTGCGTGACGTGTACTTCGAGAACTTCACGTCCTCAACGTCATCGTTCGCAGTGGCGGCCACACAAGGCGCGTGGCTTCGTACTGAGAACGTGTGGGTAAAGGACACAGTCACAGGGATAACCTGCAATGCAGCCATCATCGAGGTGCGTGGTGGCATTGTGGACAACTGTACTACCGGGCTGCGGTCGCTATT